GAATGTATTGTGACAGATAAACATAAGATCACCTTGTTGTGCAAAGGTAATCTCTTCAAGATAAGATGCTGATGTTGTATTGACTAACCATGTCTGACTTGTAAGTGACTGGATAGATGACACTGTGCCATCAGTAGGACTAATTTGAAATATCTCTATTCGTGTATTACTAAATGCTATTATATATTTTTCATCATCTGAAAATATAAATGGTTCTATTCTTACACTTTGTCTTAGACTTGCTAGTGCAGTAAAGCTAGGATTACTACCAAAGTTTGCTAATCTTTTTGTACCAGTTCTTTTCTTTAAACCACCTTCTGATCTTATAAAAAAGTTTCTTACCTGCTCTGCGGCATTTGTATAAACCTTTGTATCTGTCCTTGATGTAAGTGATGGACTAACCTCTCCAAACTGAAAGTTATTTAATGGCACTCGTACTCTTGCCATTTAACTTCTCCTATTAGTTATAAATCTTGATGTAGATAACTTTCTTGTGGTCTGTTGTTGTGCATCTATATTTCTTGCTTTTGCCATAAGTTGATTAGCTTTTGTTTCCATTAACTGCATAAGTCTGTCATCTCTTGCTATAGATGTGGCAAAGATAGATGCCAGTGAGTATTGCAATGCCAATGAAAAGTAACTTGGAAAGTTTACTTCTTCTGCTCTAAATGTAAAATCTGCTATCAAACTATCTGCAGTTGTACTGTCACTAAATACTTTGTCACCATAAACAGTATATTCTATGAGTCTGTCATTTATTGTCACACCATGCAGGACAAGTAAATTACTAGGCAGTTGATGAGCAATATCAAACCTGCCAGTAGGCACATCTGATAGTTGATTTAATATTGATTGTTCTGTAGCGAATCTCCATCTTGCAGTAGACAACATGGCTCTAACTGTATCTTCATACATATTACTTGCCACTAATGCTTCTGTACTAGATGAGTCGAATGAAGTAATAGGCTCTGCACCAATCAAAACTAAGGCTCTTGATGCAATATCTATTGCCGAGTTTGCTACTGTACTTGCCATATAAAGTTAGGGGGATTGCTCCCCCTACTCCTAATCTCCGTCTGTTTCTGCAACAGCAGTACCATCTGAAACATCTACAGTAGTACCATTGTTTGATAAGACAGTTACAAAGTTTGTTGTTGGTGTATTCGTATCTTGTACTATTACTAAGTCACGAACATTTAACATATTTACAGATTCACCAGTGAAATAACCTGCAGAGTTAACTGCGGCAATCGCATCTGTAGTCTGATAAATCCATAGATTTACACCACTTGCTCCACCAATTCTGTGTAAGCCACTTGCACTATAAGCCATCTTTCCCTCCTATTAATTGTTGTCAAGAAGTTCAAAGATACCATTGTTATCTATAACAACAGCACCCATTGACATCATTGAGGTTGCTAAGTGTGATACTTTCTCAGGTATATAGTTTATTTCTGTACTTACATCAGCACCTATACCTAATCCAACAGCAGTCGTATGATAGACCATATTCTTACCTGCAGTGATTGCCGCAGTAGAAAATATCTTGAATCCTAAAAATTCTTTCATACTCATGCCACCTGCAAATGGTAAGTTCTGCTCACCAACAAAGTCAGATGATGCAAACTCATTAATTAGAAATAAGTCAGCATATCCCTTTGGGTGCATAGCAATATATCTGCCACCATCTTCAGGTATGTTATTTGTACCAAAGGTTTCAAATGCACTAAGCAAGTCTGCTTTCTCTACTGCAGAACTTGTGTCATGTAATTGAGTTGAGTTAGCACCTGAGTCCATAGCTGTGTATAGAATCTCGTCAGTCTTTCGACCTAAAGCCGCCGCCGCAGATGTTGCGATAGCTTGTCTTTCATCTATGTTGGTTTTGATTTCATCTAACTTGTCGATAAATTCTGCCGCATAGAAGTCAGACATACTCACATCTACTGTGGTGTGTGCCAATTCCATTGGTGTTACTTGTCCGTTTCTTGATTTAGTTGATGCAGTACCAGTGCCGATCTTTTGGAATCGTGCTGTACTTCCACTCACATTCGCTACAGTACGGACAGTATTTCTTAATTTACTACCCATTCTCTGATAAGCTAAATGAACTTCAGTCTCGAACTGCGTAATAAAGGCTGTGTCTATTGTATTAGCCATAGTACGTTCTCCACTTAAAAGTTAATATTACATTTTATCAAGTTATCCATCTTAGCTTCATCTAGTTATCCGTAAGGGCTATCAGCTAACAACTGGGCTATATTCTTTGTTTAGCAAAATTTCTTTACCTTTGCAACGTACAAATCGCAAAACCTGAAAACCATTAACCATAACTGGTGGATCTAGTATCTCAAACCCAACAAAATCAAGCCATGCCAACGTATGTGCATGATCTGCAGGTACTACATTTTCAAGCTGATAATATTGTTTTTGGTAATAATCTACGACTGGATTGCACCATTTAAGAAACTTTCTTTGTATTTTATTGATGTCATATGATCCTAATGCCCATATTTTACCAATCATATTGTCACATATAGGACTGCAACCAAACATCAAAGCAGGTCTTCTGTTAACAATAACAGTATAGCTTTCACCTTTTGGCTCTCTTAAACCTGCCATCAATGCACGAAAAGGAGTTGCACCATGTATAATGCACTCCCTTACATCACTATCTCGTAGATTATTTTGCAGATGATTTACATGACTTGCATTAGCTTTGACTATAGGATATCCGTCATAGATACCCTCGCCACTAAATTCTCTTAAAGCCATCAGTTACTTCTTGAACATATGCCTTATCTCGTCTTGTAGGATCATAGTATCTAGGATCTTTCATCTTAGTCATAAGATCTTCAATTGTTGTTTTTGCAGGAGCAGATGCTTGTGCATTAACATTAGTTTGTTGCATAGATCTTTGTATAAGTTCTAAGGCTTTGATACCCTCTGCAGTTGTGCCAAGTTCTGCCACTGCATCTCGGAGATCTTCAGGAAAAAACTTATTAACAAATAACTGTGTAGCTTCTACTCTTGAGTTGGCATTATCACCTAGACTTTTCTTTACTGCCTCAAGATCAGGTTGAGTGCTTCCAGTATGCTCTGCCCATTTAGCTATACCCTCATTAAACTCATCTTGTGACAAACCATTATCCCATGAATAATCTGCCCACCATTTAAGAAGTGGATTAGTTGCGGCTTCACCCTCATCTAATATCTCAGGTATCTGATAATCACCTGCAGTCGCAGGTCTATTAGCATATGCTTCTGTTTCTAGTTCCTGCAATACCTCACTCTTAACATCTTCTTTGTTCTTACCAAGTTTAGATGCCAGTTCATCATATGACTTTTGTAAGTCTGCTCCAGTTTCAAACTTCTCATTTAACCAGTCTGGTCTTGTTGGTTCAGCTACAGACTCAGTAACACTTGGAGGTGCAGTGGTTTCTGTAGGGGTATCTGTAGCTGATTCTGTTGGTGTAACTTGTTCTTCACTCATTGTTTTAACCTCGTTGCATGATTTATACGTTTAACTAATAAAGCCACTAGATATCTTTGACCCTCAAGGTGTCTAAGTTCAGGATCAGATATATTAGGACCACTTACTGCATCAATAGTTATTGATCTAAGATACTGTAACATTTCTTTTCCATTTGGTGTTTTAAATACGGAATCAATAACTTTAGAGATCTCTTCATCTTTTTGTTTAGGTCTTGGATATCCATCAACCCCCAAGTGTTGAGGCATTTGGTAACTCTCCTTGTTGTTGCATCTGTTGCATCTGCTGTGCCATCTGTACTAATTGCTGTCTTTCATCTGCATCTCTAATTAAGTTATCAGGTACACCAAACTTCTTGGCTAGATACAATGCAGTTTCTTCTGAAGATATTAATATATTTAAAATCTCAGGACCGAATGATCCTGCTACAGTTTGTAGAAATCTATTCAACGACACAATATCCTGATTGGATTGTGCTTGTGCTAGGGGAGAAACACTACGAATCTTTACTTCTCTACCATTAACTGTCGGCATTTCTATCCGACCCTGCTTCTGTAATATATAGACTACCCTTTGTAATAATGGTTGCACCATCTCAGATTGCAGTCTGCCAAATGCTGATCCTATCTTACGAGATAGATCTGCCATACGTTCTGCAACTTCGGTAGCTGATGCAGGTGTTCTGTTCGGATCACCTAACATATCATTATACAAAGCTCTCTTTATATTATTCCTCATGTCATTTAAAATCAGATTAGCCACATCAAAAGATCCTGCTGATCTTATTGGTTGCAGTCCTTGTGAGTTTGGTGCTTTTGGAATTACAGTTCCGGGCAAAAGGTTTATTGTATCTACATTTATTACACCATCATCATCAATCTGATAGATGCCTGATATAGACATCTGTGCATTTTCTAAAATCATTTCTATAGTAAGGTTACAAGTTTTGATTGCACTAAGTGCATTTAATGCAGGTCCTCTGCCATATACTTCGCCACTTGCCTTGCTCCATCTAAATGCAATAAATGGATTTGATCCTACACCAGTATAGATCTCTGTCATTAACATAGCTTTATCTGTTATATCTATAACATAATATCCATACTTTTCTTCATTAGGATCATCATATAATCTACATGATACTTCCAGTATCTTTGATTTACCTTCAGGATTTCTTGTTATTCTTTCTGCCATCTGTGGTGTCATTACTGCATTAGGATATGCAACTGGTAGATCTTCATTCTTCATCATACGTTCACGATAGACATGATCTACTTTGCCATCAGGTCCAGTATCTAAAACTACATGAGGCAATGGGATAGATTGGAATCTTATAGGATTGACTGCATCACCTTCCATAACACAAAGGACTGCAGTACCAAGTGCCAAGTCTATAAAACATTCATGTATCTCTTGAGCAAAGTTTGATGTCTGCAATATCTCAAATACATAATCAGTGACACCATCAAGAGCATTATTAACATCATCTTTTTCTTCTTCAGGAACTTCCTGACCAGTAACAAAGTCTGCCCATCTTGCAAAATTAGGTGTAAGTCCTGACTGTAGTCTTGATGCAAACTCTTGGATACCTACAACTGCAGTCTCGTCAAAGATCTTGTCATCTCGTCTTTCACCTGCAGAATAATTTTTGAATCCCTGACGTTGTGGCAAACAATACTCAAAGATTTCATCATAAAGATCCTCAAACTCAAGTCGTACAGACTTAGCCTTCTCGTATCTTTGCAACATTAATTCTACAGTTTTTTCGTGCATTAGTTATCGTATTCGTTGTAGAAACCTATGCCACCACCTGAACCTCTAAGCAAAGATCGTCTACCACTACCTTTTCTTTTTCGAGTAATATTTTCTTCAAGTACATCTTGACGAGCATCTGCTCTCTTTGTTGTCTCTATTTCTTTTTGTGCTTCTCTTTCCATTTCCTCTTCTTTCTCCTCTTTAGTTGGAGGAGGAGGGGAACTTCTACCACTTGGTAAACACATAGCTTCTCCTTACATTCTTGCCCATAGACCCTGCCTTTTTTGTTGCTTGGGTCTGCGATTAAAGACATCATACTCTACTCTAGCATTAAAAGTTTCTATCTTTTTATTCATGCCTAGTACCTGCCTTCCTTCGCCTGACCCCAACATCAAATACTGCAAAGCATCATGGATATGTGAGTATCGGTCTTTGAGAGGTTTATCTTCATATCGTTCACCTGAAACCTGCATACGTCTATATTGATAACCACCCTCAAACCCTTTTACCAATTCTTTGCACCTAAAGTCAATCAAAATTCCTGATAACCCATCAACCATTCTATTAAGTACAGATGCCACAGACTCTATTCGTAATGCCACATCATTACTTTGTGTTGGTCTTGCACTTAGTCCTGCACCTCTTAAAACCTGAAAAGGTGTTGATTCATCTGTTTGAGATCTGAAGTCACCTGCAGGATCACCATAAATATGCACCTCACAGTTTGCATATCGTGTTGCTATTTCTGCTCTAAGTAACTCGGCAAACCTAACAATCCCCATATCAAAAGCTACAATCTCTTGTAATATATTCCATCTGCCTCTTACCTTTTGACCAAAGACTGCCGCAGGTGTAAGTCCAAAGTCCAATCCAATATATACTGGCACACCATCTGCTACTGGTATTTCTTCTTTTGCAACATGGGTATCTGCGACAAACATATTATAAACTGGTTTACCATCTTGGATACTACCCAGTCTGTTCATTACATATACATCTATCCAACTCTTTGTCTTACCTTGTACCAAGTTAGGATAGTATGTT